ATGTTCTTTTGGGCTTTAAAATCTAAAAATATAGAAGCTGGTGGTGGTTCTATCACTTACTCTAATAAAGTTTGGAGAGCTTGGAAGCTAAGACATAACATTCTTTATAGACTTCACTACAAGTGGGATAGACCTTACGGTATGGGTATTCACGCAGAAATACCTTACAGATGGACTATTAATCTTAAGTTTAAAGATAAAGTCACATACAAGAGAGAAGAGGCTGTCAATAATGCTGTAGGATGGTTTGTATGAGAGAGTTTACAATACATTTTACAATTTCTGATATGGATGTCTTTCCGTGTGAGTATGATGATGAAGATGCTGTTGATTGGGCTAGAGAGAGAGTTCATGAAAAGCTTAAAAAAGACGGAGTCAATGCTTATGATTTCGTATGTACAGTTAAGGAAAAAGTGGTGGAGGAAGAGGAATAATGGCAATGAAAAGACTACAAGCAATAATAAATGTTTCCGGTATATGGAATATGGAGTTTGACGAAGACAAATGGTCAGAACACACAGACCAAGATTTGGTTGAGAGTTTTTTCATCAATCACGTATCTGAACAAGGGTTAGGTTTATTTGATGTACAATATTCAGTAAAAGAAATCCCCGAGGGTGAAGAACTAGCTGAGGAAGAATGAAAGAGAATGAAATTAGGATAAAGAAGTTTACTGTTCCTATAGAAGGCAGTATAACTCTTATTGGTGTTGATTTTCTAGATGCAATGAAGAGCGTCGATGAAAGATTATCTTTGGCACCAAAGAACTTAAACTTGAGACCAAAAATGGGACAAGTAGAAGTTCGACCGTTTCACGATGAAGAAGAGTAAATAGCAGCTAGCTATTCAATTTAATATAAGGGGGTTCGTATGTCTGAAATTTCAGAAATACAAGCTAAACTATACAGCCAATGTGCAAAATGTAGTAGACCTATGCAACCAAATAACGAGGGTGGATTAGACCTCGAAGTTTCTGGTGGCTATGGTGATTATATTGACTCATACGATGGGACAACTACATTTAGATTGTGTCATAAGCACGCTCATAAATTTGCCAACTGGTTAGGCAACTCAGATGCACTTACTATGTACTGGGGTCATAGCCACGCAGGTTATGAGCCGGGTTTTTGGTTCGGTCATCCAAGCTGGGAACAGCGTACTTGGTTATCGTACATAACTATATTCTTTCATAGTTGGTATAAACTAGGCTGGAAAAAAGCTAAATATTATTTAGTAGAACAATTTCGTTCTCACATAAACTGGTCTAGGGTCAACATTAACGACCATAGTACACCAGTTAAGTGGGGGAAATTCTTCTTCCGTCTATTCTTTTTAGAAAACCATAGTAAAGGTTTCTTTGTTGGACTTAAGCGTAAGTTCCAAAGCAAACTTTACAATTTTTCTAAAAATTATTACCGTAGCCAGACTTCGTTATATAGCGAAATTTGGTATAAAGCTTTAAACGATGGCTTTTCTGAATCAGAAACAGCTTATCTTAAAGACTTAGGTCTTGCTTTAGCAAAAGCAGAAGAGGAGTAATCCTTGAACAAAACCCCTCGAAAGAGGGGTTTAGTTTTTTTCTATAATTAGTAGTAAAATAGAGGAGACTCTAGTTACCCAGAATATCCGTAAATAAGTATAGTAGACTAGAGGAATAATGGGTAATAGAGACATTCTTGAAGACACACCAGTAAAGAAGAAAAAGTATCTTGACATAAAATTTCCACCTCTTCACGAAGCACAACAAGAAGTAAGAGACAGTGAAGCACGTTGGAAAATATTATGTGCTGGTCGTCGTTTTGGTAAATCAAGGCTTGGAGTGCAATTATGCATGGAAAAAGCATTAGCAGGTGGTAGAGTTTGGTGGGTTGCACCTACATTCGCAATAGCTAGAGTTGGTTGGCGTGATGTTGTAGCAGCAGCAGGTGTTTTTCCTAAAGATTCTGGTGTAGATGTAAAAGTCGGTGATATGACTGTACATTTTCCCGGTGGTGGTTCTATTGCTGTTAAATCTGCTGATAATCCACAAAGATTAAGAGGTGAAGGTTTGCATTATCTTGTTATGGATGAGGCTGCTTTCGTAAGAGAAGAAACTTGGACAGAAGTACTTCGTCCTACTCTTACAGAAAATAAAGGTTCTGCATTATTTATCAGTACTCCTATAGGAATGGACAATTGGTTTTATAAATTATGGGAAAAAGCAGAGACAGCAGAAGATTGGGCTAGATTCCAATACCCAACTATTTCTAATCCAATGATTGACCCAGCAGAAGTAGAGTCAGCAAGAGAAGATTTAGGTGAATTAGTTTTTGCTCAAGAGTATTTAGCTGATTTTATATCTGAAGGTGCTCAAGTATTCAAAACTGAATGGTTTAATTATTATAAAGAAGGGGTAGGAACGGTATGGGCAGATGGCAAAAAATATGATATAGACAAAGACTTAGTCAAATTTGCTACTGTTGACTTAGCTGTTTCCACAAAAGAATCTGCTGACTACACCGTTATCGGTGTATTTGGTCACAACATTGAAGATGATAAACTATTTCTCTTAGACATGTTTCGTGACAGAGTAGAAGCACCAGATATTGTTCCTCAAATAAAAAGAATGGTAGGAATACACAATCTTGAATGGGTAGGAATTGAAAGAGCTGGTTATCAGTTAGCAATAGTTCAGTTTGCTAGAAGAGAAGGTCTCAGAATCAAAGAATTAAGGGCTGACAAAGACAAGCGTTCACGAGCACTACCTTTGTCTGCTAAGATGGAGAGAGGACAAGTATACTTTCCAAAAGATAAAGACTGGATTCTTGCAGTAGAGCGAGAGTTACTAACTTTTCCAGTTGGGGAGCACGACGATACAGTTGATGTATTGGCGTACGCTTGTTTACAAAGTGCAACTAAGAGAAAATGGGAAGCTTATTAAATGGCTGAAGAAAAAAGTTTTTTTAAGCGAGCAGCAGAATACTTGCAAGCTCCACCACAAAGATTAACCCTCAAAAGAGGACCACTTGACAAATATGAACAAGTTCAAGGTTCAGTTTGGGGATATAATACCCAATCTGGTTATTTTCCACAAAAACTAATTGATGAACTAGGTGATGGACTCGGTAATTCAGCTGTAGTCGCATGTCTTAATGTATTGGCAACTTCTTTTGCTGAGCCAATGCTTAAAGTTTATAAAAAAACAGACCAAGGTAAAGCAGAAATTGTAAATCATCCATTAGAAGTTTTAATGCAAAGACCAAATGAATTTATCTCTGGTAACATTCTTTCTCACTATATAGTTACTTCATTATCTGCACACGGTGATGCTTTCTTACTGAAAGTCAAAGACGGTCAAGGTAATGTTGTTCAGCTTGTCCCATTAATGCCTTCTTATGTAAAAGTAAGAGGTAACGAAAGAGAATTAATTACTCACTATGAATACCACGCTGTTCAAAAAAGTAATCAACTCAATGCAGACTATATAGAAATACCAAGAGAAAATATGGTTCACGTACGTCAAGGTATGGACCCAGACGACCATCGTAGAGGTTTTGCACCACTACGTTCAGTTATGAGAGAACTAGCTGGTGATGAAGCAGCTGGACAATTTTCCGTAGCTTTGTTGCACAATATGGCTGTTCCGGGAGTTATCTTAAGTCCTAAAGACGACACAATGGGTGGACCAAGTAGAGAAGAAGCTGAAGCAATTGCTCAGTCTTTCAAATCAAAATTCGCTGGTGCCAATAGAGGTTCACCAATGATTATGACTGGCTCTATGGATGTAGATGTAGTTTCATTTACACCAGAACAAATGAATTTAAAAACATTGAGAAGATTGCCAGAAGAGAGAGTTTCTTCTGTACTTGGAGTCCCAGCAATTCTTGCAGGGCTTGGTGCTGGTTTGGACGCAGCAACTTACAACAATACGAAAGAATTAAGAGAGTTCTTTACAGAACAAAAAATGATTCCTATGTGGAGTGCAGTTGCTCAAGAAATTTCACACCAGTTATTACATGATAATTTTGAAAAAGAAAACTATGAATATTTTTGTGCTTATGACTTAGACCAAGTTAGAGCACTAGCAAGCGATAAAAAAGACCAAGTATTAACAATGAACTCTGGTGTACAGGGTGGCTTTGTTACTGTTGGTGAAGCTAGAAGAGCTTTGGGACTTGACACTGACGATAGTCACGATGTATACCTTAGACCATTAAATATGATTGCAGTGGCAGAAGGTGATACAGGGATTATGAACTCAACAAATGAGGAGCCCGTCCCTTCTGCAATTGCACAAGAAGAAGAAGAGGATGAAAAAGCTACTTTAAATACATCTAGATTTCAACCAGAAGTTCGTAGAACTAAAAGAACTATTGGTAAAAGAAAACCTACAAAGAAAACAGTAACTATTGATTTACATATGGAATTTGCTTCAGCAGAATCTGAGTTTGTTCCGATTGAATTGAAAGCTGCTCCGATATCAGCTAAGGTTAAAAAAGTATTACAAAAGAAAGTAGAAGACCACAATGCAAAGAATCCAAAATATAGAGCAAGTTATGGAATGTTGGCAGCTGTCTTCAGACGAGGTGTTGGTGCCTATAGAACTAACCCAGCTTCAGTGCGAGGTAATGTTTCTTCAGCAACCCAGTGGGGAATAGCCAGAGTTAACGCCTTTTTGAAAGGATTAAAAGGTAAATTTCCAAGAACAGCTTTTGACCAAGACTTACTTCCTAGTGGACATCCATTAAGTTCAAAAAAATCAGCTAAAGCAGCTTCAGTTAAAGTCGGAGATGCAGTTAGTTGGTCAATCAATAAAGACCCAGACCCACCTTCAACTGTTCATGGAATAGTTACTTCTGTAAAAGAAGAAGAAGCAACAATGGTAGTTTGGGCAATTATGGAAGATGGCTCTCATAAAAAAACTGACAGAAGTGTCACTCAACCAATTTCTAAATTAAAAAAAATTAAAGATTGGCGTAAAGAGTCTAAAGCTCCAAAAGATATAACAAATTTTCCTAGCTCTGGAGATAATCAAAAAATTAGTTTGAGTAATTCAAACTTTAAACAATTTCCAGATAAAGCATATGTAGACAACTTAAAAAAGAATTACCCAAAAATATGGAGAAGAGCTGGTACCGGTGGTAACCCTCCTACTTCATTTACAGGTAATGATGCCTACAGAAACTGGACAAAGTACAAAGCAGGAGATAGAAGTGCTTCAGTACTTAGCTGGGTAAAAAGACGAGAACGTTTTATGTCTCGTCATCAAGGAAACACTCGTTTGAATGGAATTATTGCTGTCATGAAATGGGGTGGCGTAACGAAATCTGGCGTATCTGCAATGAAGAAAATTGTCAATGAACAGAAAAAAAAGGAAGATGAACGACGTAAGAAGGCTATTAACCTAATTACCGGGAACACTGACGATTTGACAGATTAGAATAGTATATGATATATGAAAGGTATATATTAAAGCGAGTGAGATATGGAAAATAATAAATTTAACAAATCAATAGAATTTAAAACTACTGATGATGAAAAAGGAAGTGTAGAAGCTGTATTTTCAGTTTTCAACAATGTCGACACAGACGGCGATGTTGTTCTTCCGGGTTCAATAAAGTCTGGATTCAAGGATAACCAAGTCCCAATGGTGTTTGCACACAAGTGGGACCAGCCAATTGGAAAAGGTGTCATAACTTCAGATGACAGTAAAGCTACATTCACAGGAAGTTTCTTTATGGAAACTGAGGCTGGTAGGGAAGCTTATAATCTAGCAAAAGAAATGGGCGACCTACAAGAATGGTCTTTCGGTTTCCGTATAAACGACTATGAATCCGGTAAGTTTCAAAAAGATGGCATGGAAGAAGAAATAGATGTTCGTTTCTTAAAAGATTTAGAAGTCTTCGAAGTTAGCCCAGTACTCGTCGGTGCTAACAGAGAGACTTATACACTCGCAATTAAGTCTGGTGAAGAAGCTGTTTATGAAGCAACTAATATTGAAGAAAAAACAGAAGTAGCTCCAGAAGTATTTTCTACTCAAGAAGAAGCCGAAGCTAGAGCTAAAGAGCTTGGATGCGAAGGCTCACATTCACACGATTCTGATGGAACAACAGTATATATGCCTTGCAAGACTCACGAAGAGTTTGAACAGGCTGTTACTGCTGATAATGAGAAGTCTACTGACCCAGAAGAGCAAAGCTCTTGTGGTTGTGGCAGTGAATGCTGTGGTAGTAAGAAAGCACACGGAGATTGCTCATATAGCGATGACGGTAAATGTGCTAAAGAAATGGAAAAAGGTTTAGAGATTTCAGATGACGATTCCAGCATGACAGGAAAACGTTTTTCTGACGAGGTTAAAGATGTGCTTGCAGCATTAGAGAGCCTCATTGTAAGAGCGAAAGCAATTTCAGTCTTACGTGAAAAAGATGGAAGAGTAATATCGGAGAATGCTAGTTCTGCTCTTAGAGCAGTTCAAGAGGACTTAAATGACGCTTGGACAGAAATAGATTCTATCTTAGATGAAGTTTCTGATACTGATGAAACTCCTACAGAGGAAGAAGCTCCAGTTGATGAAGCTCCTGTTGAAGAAATTCAAGAGGATGCAGAAGTTGCTGAAGCAGAAGCTGAAGTAGAAGTTATTGAAGTTGAAGAAACTGTTGAAGATGATTCTGATTCTGAGACCGAAGAGTCTGAAGTTGAAGTTGAAACAGAAGCTCCTTCTTTAGAAGAAGTTGATGATGAGATTGACGCTTTATTCGCAGAGGGACAAGCATTAATTGCAGATTCACTTGAAATAGAACTAGACGACGAAGTATAAGTAATAATTTATTTTGGAGAATAAAATATAATGGCAAATTATAAAGAAGAAATTTCCAAGGTAAGGGCTGAGTTAAAAGAGGCTTTTGATTCTGCAACTGAAGGTAAATATACCCCAGAAGCAAAAGAAAAAATCAAAGGTCTTAACACTGAGCTTGCTGGTCTTATTGACGCAGAAAACTTAGAGCGTACCAAAGCTAAAAATGAAAAAGCTATGGAGCAAGAAGTTTATGCATCAGAAGAGCCACAAGCTGGTCCATCTACTGTAGGTGAAGCATTCGTTAATTCTGATGCTTATAAAGGCTACAAAGAAGATGGAGTCAAAGGTGTAGACTCAACAGTAAAGTTCTCACCAGCATATGGTGAAAAAGCAACATTAGGTGCTGGACTTACTGCATCCTTCCCACCGGAAGTATTAAGACAACCGGGAATCTTAGAGTCAGCTCTTAGAGACCCAGACGCTGTCATTGGTCTTTTCGACCAGATTGAAACAAACCAAAATTCATTTGCATATATGGAAGAAACAACTTTCACAAATGCTGCTGCCGAGCAATCAGAAGAAGCTACTACAGCTGAAGCTGAGCTTGACTTCACAGAGCAAACTGCACCAATCCGTAAGGTCGGTGTTTTCTTGCCTGTAACAGAAGAATTGTTAGCAGATGTAAATGGAATTCAAGGTTATGTCAACTCAAGACTAGGAACAATGATGAAACTACGTTTGGACAACCAACTCCTTTCCGGAGACGGTTCTGCTCCAAACATGGAAGGTGTATTAACAAAATCTGGAATCAATACATTTGACTACGCTTTACCATACGCTGGTGAACTAGGAAAAATTGGTCAAATCTACCAAGCAATCACTGAAATCAGAAAAGATGCTTTCGTAGAACCAGATGCAATAATTATGCATCCATCAGACTGGTACGACATCGTAACTTCAGTCACAGAAGTAGACACAAGTGGTTCTAAGAACCCATTATTTGTGGTTGCTGGTGGCTTTGGTACTGATGCTGCTCCAAGAATTTGGGGTCTTCCAGTCGTAGCCTCCACTGCAATATCAGCAGGTACCGTACTTGTTGGTAAATTCGGTGGTGGTGAAGCAGCTCACGTTGTGATGAGAAGTGGTCTCGACCTAGCTGTCTCAGACTCACATAGCGACTTTTTCCTTAAAGGAAAACTAGCTATTAGAGCTACAATGAGAGTCGGTCTTGCTGTTTACAGACAAGAAGCTTTCTGTAAGATTACAAACATGTAATTAGTTCAATATTATCTGGGGTAGTAACCCTGCCCCAGATAGAACTATTAAATTTTTTTTATTAAGGAACAAAAATGGAATATATAAAAGTAGAAAATGATATTTGGAAATTAGCAGACGGAAGTCTCTATGAAGGAGATGTTTCCGGTGTTAGTGGTCAAGCTTCAAAGATTGCTAAAAAAGGTCATGAATACAATTCAGATTACCTAGCAAAGCATGGTTGGGGCGTTAAAAAAGCAGCTCCTAAAGAAGAAGCTCCTAAGAAAAAATCAACCAAAAAATCAATCGAAAATAAAGCCGTTAAGCCAGAAGACGTAGAAGACAAGTAAGGTTTAGCCAATGGCACTCTCTTCTGTTTCAGACGTTAAAAAGGCTATTGGTATAGACGTTTCAGCAAGTGATGAGACAAACATCACTGATATTTTTATACCGGCAGCAGACGCAGCAATTAAAAATTTTGTTGGTTATGAGCTCGAATATAATGGAGCTATAGTTGACACATTTGATGGGGCTAATCAAGAAGAACTATTTACTTCAGTAGCACCAATAATTTCAATTACTTCACTATATGAAGACTCAGTTCTCTATACAGAAGGTAATGAAGAACATTATGTTGCTTATAAACAAACAGGAAAAATCAAAAGAACAAATAACAAAAGATGGTCAGATATTAGATTACAAAATGTTGTACTTACTTATGCAGCTGGTTACTCAGATTCAGAAGTAACAGCAGAAAACATACCATCAGACTTAAAATTTATTAGTGCTAGAGCAGCTGGAAGGTTATTTACAGCTTCAGCAGCACTCTCATCTCAACAATCAACTGGTGAAGTTTCAACTCATAACGCTGATAATTCAACAGATTCACAGTTTCAGTTAGTAACAGAAGAATCTATCGGTGATTATAAAGCAAAATATGAGTCAGTTGTAGATTTAATGAACCAAGAAATACTTAATACTCAAGATAAATCAGTATTAACTAAATATAAGAGACAATACTTCACATCTGCATCAATTTTAGACTAGACTGTAGTCATGGAAGATAAAGATATTAAATTTAACAAGGCTCAAAGACAAGCATTTTTAAGAGCAGTTGACCTAGACCAGTTTATGGAAGCTGTTTTAGAGCAAATGAACTCATTGAGAATGCAAAAAGTTAATTTAGTTCAAGATATGGACGATATAGTAAACGATTACTTAAGCATTTGTAAAAAATACCCAATTAAGTAAATAAAAAAGTCTGGGAGGGCTATGAAAATTCGAGGAATTGAATTTAGAACAGATATTGAGGGGTTAGAAAAGACACATCCACCTCAATCATCAAACTTTTATATGCCAAAATGGTTCAAAACAATGCCATCTATAATAGAACAGCAACCAGAACCTAAACCACCTAATTATTTTGGAAAAATAGGAGAAACTGCAAAACAATTCTATTCATTTACTGTAAAAAAATGTCCTGCCATTGTAGATTTCTTAACTCAAGGATATGTAATACCTTTTTGGTGCGATATGCTTATACAAAGAGACCATATGATGCTTGAGTGGGACAATAAAGGTTTCCCATCTAAACTAGAATTTCACGATGGACAACAAGTAACACATTGGAAGTTTAAATCTACAGATTTTAAGACACCAGTTAAGTTTGAAAACCCTTGGCGTATATATACACCTAAAGGATATTCTGTAGCATTCTTTCAACCGGAATATCAGTTTGAAACAAGGTTTTCTGTATTACCGGGTGTAGTAGAAACTGATAATTATCATCAAGTACACTTCCCAGCAATCATTCACGACACACAAGATTTTGTAATTAAAGCTGGAACACCTTTCATGCAAGTTTTTCCTTTCAAAAGAAAACAACTTGATTTAGTTGTGGGTCAAATGACACAAGCTATGAAAGATGAAGAATTAGAAAATAATGTATTTTTGAAGCAATACTTTAAAGAATCATATAGAAAGCTGTTAAAATGGAGAGGCAATGGCAAGATATGATTATAAATGTTCAAAGTGTGAATATGTGTTCGAGGTAACGCACTCAATACACGACGAACCAAAGGTGAAATGTGAAAAATGTAAAGCAATTTCTACTAGACAAATTAGCAATAAAGTATATCTTTACGGAACTGTTGGTATTGATTGGAATACTAACCCTAATGGTGCTTCTGAATCGATGAAGAAAAAAGCTAGTAAAGCTGCCAAAAGAAAACAACAGTTTTAAACAGAATAAGTTTTATAACCTAAAGTCAATTCCTCATCCGGCATAATATCTTTTGTCGTAATTAAATAAATATTTGGTCCTATGTCTATAAGTTCGCAGTTAGGGTCTTCACTATGATTCACAAAACCACCAAGTGGTGTTCTTATCATTCCGTGTTGGTGTTCAATATTTTTTACGTGACTTAAACCTAAATTTTTACCTTTGTCTATTATTTGAGTGCTAAATAATCCAAGACCGTGTATTTCAGATTCACGGATAGTTAGATTTGACGGTAAAGGATAATATTTATCTTCTTCCATCTTCTCTAGCCTCTAAACTTTTTAACAATTCATCGCTGAGTTTCCAATCAGAATTTGCTACTTCTAATCTTCTAAGTCTAAATTCTTTATAAAATCTTTTAAAACCCTTCATCTCTCCACTTCTTTTCAAATTTCTTTACATCACCCCAACAAAACTTACTAGAATTCCAATCTCTCCATCTAGTTTTACTGTAGGTATCTTCAGCTAGTTTACTAGCCATCCATATATTGTAATAAGGATTAAATTGAATAGTTTCATATTTGAACCCTTCTCTTACATAAAATTCTTGTTCTGGCAAAAATTCTAAAGGTATTCCAGAATATGTTAGTATCTTAGAATCAAATTCTGGAGCGTCAAACTTTTCTGCAATCCAGTTCCAAGTTGAAGGTATAAATTGCATGACACCCGAATCATCAGCAGATTTACGGTAAGCTGAAGATTTACCTCTAGATTCACACCAACCTATACGCATTGCTGTATATAAATTCTTTTCATCAAAATTTTCTACATAAATATGAACATATTCAATCATAGAACTTGGTATGACTTCAGTACATTCTCTGTAATCGTCTAGGATTTCTGGGGTCATTGTAGAAGGCATCAAAGACGCCATAAATATCATACATTCAACTATCATATACTTTTTTCTTTCTCATACTATTATTATAACATAATATGGGAAATTTACAAGTTATATTTTTAAAGCTTCTTGTATAACTTCTTGTTCAGAATTGCCTGTTACACCGGTGATAAATTCGTTAACAAATCTACCATATTTGTCTTGTACTTGCTTGTATACTTGACCCTCGTAAGAGTTTGTATACTTATTCCAAGCTACAAATAGTGTGTTTTCACCGATTTTGAGCAGTTTTTGATGCTCATCACTGGCAATAATTTCTGGTTTAAATGCTTCTAACACAAAAACCTCCTTGTACTATACCCTTTAATTATACCATATTGTACTCAAATGCAAGGAAAAAAAAGAAAATGTGTAAAAATCTTGCTAAAAAAACGTTTATGTGATAAAATGGAGTATGGAAGATAATAATATAACTAAACCTACGATAGAGCAAGCAGAGTTCCTATTTAAGAAATTTCCTAACAAGAAACTTCGTGATTGGGCTGATGAATGGGGTATGTCACATGAAAATGTACGCCTTATGAAGAAAAAACTTGGCTTGCCTACAAGAACTACGCCTATAAACAATATGGTGGCTGATGAAATAATAGCATTTATTAAAGATGGAAAGGGAACAATAAACACTGCTAGAACATACGCCAATTACCCATTTGGAAAAGGAAAGTTTCTATATTGGTTGGATGAAAATCCTCAATATAAAGATATTCTAAAAGAAGCTGAAGCAATTGCTGAAGAGAAGAAAAAGAATCCTACTCATAAGCGATGCATAGTTACTGGAGAATGGTTACCAGTATCAGAATTCTACAAAGACAAAGGAACGGTTGACGGATACTCAAGAAGAAGTAAAAAAGCTGTTCAGTCTATGGTAAGAGAATATTACTACAACAGAAATGTAACAGAACCTGTAGTAGAAAAGAAGCAATGTTCTGCACTTCCAGAACTTGGTGAATTACCTGCACACTACTTTCATAGAAATAGAAGGTTAACATCTGGATTGCAACAATATTCAATAGCGTTTCAGACAGCTTATTCTGCTAATTTAAATTCAGCAGACCCAGAAGTAAGAAAGAACGCACACGGATTAGCTAAGAAAAAAGCATTAAAATATTTTGCTGAATTAGGGTACACACCTAAAAGTTAATCTGTTATTATTGATGTACGTCAACTTTTTGTTGACGGGCATACTATACTCAAAAGCCCCTTCTTCGTGAGGGGGTTTTTTGTTGGTATAATTATAATTATGCCAAAGATACCAACTTCAGTACTAAATGAATCAATTACGATTCAAACATTAAGTGGTTCCTCCGTAGATGATAGAGGTCTTTCTACTGCTACATTTTCAGACTCAGCAACTTCAGTTCAATGTAGAATTGAACACACGAGAGGTTCAGAATTAACAACAGACGGTAGAACAGAAGAAAACGATATCTTTATTGTGACAATGGGACCAGACGAATCAATAACTCCTCAAGACAGAATTCAGTGGCAAAATAATTATTATGATGTAAAAGTCGTTAAAAATATAAAAGACCGTTTTGGTAATGTTTTCTATAAAGAAGTAGAAATGACAGCAGGCTACTAATGGCACAAAGATTAAGACTTAATAGGTCATTAAGAACGCTTAAAAAAATTGATTCTAAATCAAAGCGTTATCAGTTTGGTAAGATTGCTAGTTTTCAAGATTTAAGAAGTTTCTTTTACGAATATTCTCTCTTTATTGGTGATATTCAAGCATTGCCGGGTATGCCTCAACTTGGTGCTTTAGGAAATGCAAGACATTATATGCTAAAAGGTGGTCGTATTATGGGTGACGTAAACGCTGCTATAGGTACATTCAATAAATTAAAAAGTGGAGACACCAATATTGAAGGAGCAGGAGAACGTATATTTAGAAGATTTGGTGGTAGAACAACAGGTAAACTTTTATTAATGGTTCCCGGAAACAACATGTTTTCTCGTGCAGCTCGTTCCGTAATAGGTGCTAACACTCAAAGAGCTTTTGACAGTTTTACTAAAAAACAATTTAGAAAAAATATTCCAGAAAAAGCAATAGTTCACGTCGAAGGAGGATTCAATGCTCAGTTAATAGCTAACCATATTGATGATGCTATAGCTATGGTAACAGAAGATGTTATAAGACAAGTGTACCCATTCGTTCCAGTAGTATCTGGAAAATTAAGAGGAACTTTAAGAGCAGATTTTGGAAGAGATAAAGCTAAAGGTGGAAGTATGCCATCTGGTGAAGTCATTATTGGTGATAGTACTACTCGTACATATCACGGAATGATAGAGTTTGGTTCTGGTAAAGGTTTCAACGTAGGTACAAAAGCTTTAGACAGATACTTCCCAGTACCAGAAGCAGTAAAAGTTTTGAAATCATCACCAAGAAATCGTCCTGCTGTTAACTCAAAACATGGTAAAGGTGCCATGATGCGTAGAGGTGCTAGAAACACAATTGAAAGATTTGCAAAGAGTCCATCAAATGTAAAAGTTAGTACTCTCAACCTCATAGCCGAAGCAAATAAATTAAGGAAATAATATGGTTCAGAATTTACCAGACGGAGAAATATTAGCTAGAACTTGGGCTTTAAGTAAAACAAGCATTACTGACTTAGTTCAACAAAAAATTGCAACAAGACTTCCTACTGGTTCAGATATGCCTTTTATTGTTATTCAAATGCTTGGTGGAAGTCCACTAGGTGGAGAGTCTTTAATATACCAAGCTCAACTTGTAGTAGATTTTTATGCAGGTAAATATGCAACTAACTCAACCAAAGGACAGCCAGATTATTCTTCTGCATTCTCTTTAGGTAACACTTTCATAAGAGAAGCTTTTGACCACGCACCTACAAAACTAACTAGTGTAGGTGGAGAGGTTGGAATGGTTCACGGTTTTGATTCAATATCTGGTCTTGGAAGAGTAGAGGAACCCGAGCTCGGTTTGGCACGCTATACTTGTGATATGGTAATGATTTATGGAGCGATATCGTGAAATATATAAAAGTTAATCCATATATAAGAGTTTTTGATTCCATTAGGGATGAAAAACTTGATGTAATTTTTGACAAAATGAACTGGGTCGAAGTAAAAGACTCTGATTGGAACAGGCTGAAAGAAGCTCAAACCAAACAGGGAGATTTACTACTACCTAATTTTGTTGAAAAGACAGATGGTATGGGTGAAATTAAAAACTTTACTGCTGCTGAAAAAGTAGAAGAGGAAGTTTTAGATGATGAGTGGTTCGACAATCCTGCTGACACAGAAGTAGAAGAGGAATAACGAAAAGTTATTCATAGAGTAAGTAGGTATAAGAAATGGCACAAAGTATTAGTGAGGTCATACTAGGTACTGGTAACTTGTTTACGGCTTTAGAGAGTGATTTGAATGGTGGTTCACCAAACACAACATTCCCAGCAAATCCGTCAGCAGGACCAGACCCTAGCTATTGGACCAATATCGGATATTCAGAGGGTGGATTCTCTCTTGAATATGATAAAACTTTTGAAGATGTTATGGTTGCAGAGGAAATAGACCCTATTAAGACAATCAAAACAGCTCAAGAAGTGAGAATCACAGGTGAATTAGCACAAGCATCATTAGCTAACTTAAAGTTAGCAATGGCTGGTGGTACAAGCACCATTGAAACACCAGAAGTAGGCTACACCGAATTAACTCCACCAGCAACAGATGGATTTTTGGAGTATGGATTAATTCTTAGAGTTAATGCACCGGGTGCAGCTGAAGGTGGAACTCAGAAAGTCAGAGACATTTATGCTCCTAGAGCAGTAAACGTCGGAGCTTTCTCAATGGTTCACGCTAAAGCACCACAAAAGGTAACAATAACTGTTGAATACAAATTATTGAAACCTAACAGTGATGCTCCGTTTAGTCACTTGTTTAAAGTAATAGACGAAGTTTAACAAAACCTTAGGAGGGTAAATGACAGACAAATTTAAAGACTTCGATGAAGCAATCAGAGAAGTAGACGACGCAAAGATTACTTTCAAGGTAGCTGGGGAGACATTCGATTGTCCTGCTCAGCTACCAGCGAAAGTTGTCTTAACGCAATTAAAAATGCAAAATGAGCTCGGAGGCATTGACCAAAAAGACATTGGTGAGTGGCTCAGAATGATTATTGGAGAAGAAACTTTCGACAAGCTTTTGGAAAAAAACATATCTTGGACAATCTTAGAAGAACTTCTAGGTTGGCTATTAGTCCAATATGGAATTGTTCAATCAGCTGAAGAATTAGAAAGCTCTGATAGTGAAGGGGGAGAAGAAGAAGACCCAAAATAGACATCACTATTGAGGATATTTTGGAAAGATGGTCTGCAGTTGAATCTGATTTTCAACGCTTCTTTAATCTTCAACCATTAGAACTTTCTTGGAGAAGGTTCAAAAATTTAATATTCAGTCTGGTCTCTCAAGAGTCTTCTTTCTATGCCCCGTACCTTACTGAGTATATAGAGCAATCTAGAGAGGAAATAAATTCACAATATTCATCCGATAAAGATAATCGTGTAAAGATTAACTTAGACACGGCATTAGATGAATTAGGTGGAGCAAAAGAGAGTGTAAGTTTTAATGAGTAAAATTAGCTTAGGTGATTTAGTAGTTAACATACAGGGTAATACCTCTGGTATTAACAATGCTGTAGCTGCTGCTCAAATGAAAGCTACTAGTGCTTTTAAAAAGGTAGGTTCTGCTGCTTCCGGTATGATTACTGGTGCAGTTGTTGCAACTTTATCAGCAGTTGCTATCGCAATGGCAGCTGGTGCTAAATCTGCAATAGATTTCGAAGCAGCATTCGCTGGTGTTAGGAAAACTTTAAATGCTACTGACGACCAGTTCAAACAAGTATCTGATGAATTAATAAATATGGCAAGGTTCTTGCCACAGACAGCTACAGAACTTGCTGGTATTGCACAAGTTGCTGGTCAGTTAGGAGTTGCAGTTGATGATGTTTCCAAGTTTACCGAAGTAATAGCTAAATTAGGTGGAGCAACAGACTTAGCTGGTGAAATGGGTGCTACTTCAATGGCTAGATTTATGAAAGTCATTGGTCAACCAATCAAAAACACTGAAGCCTTTGCAAACGTATTAGTTGAATTAGGTAACAATACTGCTACAACAGAATCTGAAATAATTCAGTTAGCTCTTAACTTTGGTGCTTTAGGTTCACAAGTAGGTCTTACTGGTGAAGAAATATTAGCATTCTCAGCAGCAATGAGAGAGATGGGACAACCTGCTGCAGCTGGTGCAACTGCACTTAATAAATTATTTACAAACTTAAATAAAGCTGTATTAGGTGAAGGTGGTCTTGCAGAGTTTGCAGATATCGCTGGTATGGGAATGCTTGAATTCCAAGAACTAGCTGAAACGAGTATGGCTGCTGCTGCTCAAGCAGTATTAGAAGGTTTGAATGATATGACTGCTAATGGTAAAGACCAAGTTGCAGCGTTAGACACCGTAGGATTAGCAAGAGACAGAGTTTCTCGTGCATTAATTTCTATGTCTGCAAATGAAGAAGGTTTAGCAAAAGCAAGAAAAATAGCTAACGAAGAGCTTATGAAACAAGCTGCGTTAGACAAAGAGTTTGCAGAAAGACAAAATACTGTTGCAGGACAAATGGACATTCTTAAGTCCAAGATAAACTCTTTTGGTATAAGAATGGGTGAATTCTTATTACCAGTAATACGTAAAATTGTAGCAGCCTTAGGTAGGTTCTTCGATGGTCTATTTTTCATAGTTCAAGCTTCTAAAAATTTCATAGATGCTATAAAAGCTATTAAAGACGGTATACATCCAGCTGTTAAAGGTGGTGGTGCATTAGCACTTCTAATAGCTGCTTTAAGCAAGATTAAATCAATTTTTAGTTTTGTAATTAACCAAATTAAAAAATTTACAGGACTGTTTACTAAAGCAGCTCCAAAAGTAGGTATATTTGCTAAAGCATTTGGATTTGTAGGCAAAATGGCTTTAGGTGCTGTAGGTTCAATTGTTGCATTCGCACCAGCTATTGCTAAATTTGGCGATAAGCAAGCACTTATAGACGACTTTGCAGGTAGTGTAGAAAAATTGACAGATAAATTTAATGTACTTAAAACACAAGGAGTAGGTGGATTAGACCAAATTACAGACAAAGCATTAAACGATATGTTTGAAGGGATGAAAGAGGGTGACCTTGGAAAAGTTCTTAAGGACTTGTTTGATGCAGGTGAATTAGATTCAGATGATGTTAAAAGCCTTGCAGAGTTTGGTAAAAAAATTGGTGAAGATATAATGACAGGCTTGAAAGATGAAATTGGTGTTGGAGAAGCAGCCTTTGGTAGTTTGACTCAAGGAGATGTTCAAGCACAAATGAAAATTTTAGAAGATGCTGGTCAAACTAATAATGAAATATATCGTGGATTAGTAAAACTACAAGATGCTTTTAAAAGTAATCAGAAAGATTTAATTGACCTCGCACACGAAGAACTTATGGCTAAATTAGCAATTGCTGAAGCTGGTCAAGATTCAAGAACCAATCAAGAAGAATTAATTTACTTACTTCGTAATGGTGTAGATGCAGCAATATTGCAAGCAGAAGGTTTTGAACAAGCTATTAAAACTTCTGCAGGATTAGAAAAGTTTGCAAGAGAATTTGGTATGGCTGTAGAAGGAATACCTGCACTTATAGACATATTATTCCCACCAGCTAAAGACCCTGTACAAGAAGCTTTAATCCAACTTAAAGAAGATGCTGCAGCTTTTAAACAAATGGTTGCAGATGTATTTGCACCAACAAAAGCACAGTTTGAATTAGAGTTTGCTGAAATGGATTTAGCAGATGCTCATCAAGAGCATGCAGATTTACATTCAGAATTAGGTGACCTACACGCAGAAGATGCTCAATTACAACAAGATTTAGTAGATTTACAAACTGCCGAATTACTTACTCATGAAGAAAAATTAGACATTGCTGAAAAGCAATTAGAAATACAAGAGTTACAGAATAAGCATGCTACTGAAGCTGCAATGACTCTTGAAGAAACTGTACAACAACAAGATTTAATTAATGAAGCTTTAGAAATAGAAGATAGACTTCGTAGAGGTTTGTCATTATCTGCTAATGACCAATTACGTAGAGAAAAGCTTCGTAAAGATTTAAGAAGAGTAGAACTAGCTGCTGCTCAAGGTTCTTTAGAGTTTGCTGATTTAGAAGCTGAGGCAATCAGAGAGAACATAGCTTCTTTAGAGAAAAATGCAGTTACAGAAACAGATGCAATTCTTAAACGTAGAAAAGCTGCTGATATTGAAGGTAAAGCTAATTTACGTCGTGAAAAAGAAAAAGAAGAAATTCTTAAGGCACAAAAAGAAATCAATGAAATTAATTTAGAAGCTACTGCTCGTCGTAATGAAGAAATTATTGAAATAGAAAAACGTCGTATACAAATTGAAGAGAGATTAACTGAGATACCTAGAGAAATAAAAGAAGCTCACTATGGGATTCACAAAGCACAACAAGAAGTGGTTAATCGTACTGCAGATATACAAATAGGATTTATGGAAATGCGTTCTGTCGGTGAACTTGAAATGAAACAGCTTGCAGAAGCAATAGGTATGCCTATGGACAAACTTGACGGAATGATGACTTTAATGAATCACTTAAGGGTTGAATCTTCAGATTTTATAAACGGTATAATTGAAAGAGCAATTCCACCTACTACTCCAATTTTGCCGGGTTCCCAATCAGATGCAGCTAGAAGAAACTATTCGTTCTTAGGAGGTGGAGCTGCTAATAAACCATTCTTAAGACACGGTGGTGGTCGTTTCAAGCCGGGTCAAAATTATATCGTTGGAGAATTCGGACCAGAAATGTTGAAAGCATCACCCGGTGGTGGTGGTCAAATTACACCTATGACAGATGGTTCTAGAGGTGAAACTACCAACAATATAACTTTAAATATTACAGGATTACCTACAGACCCAATTGCTGCTAGAAAAATAGCACAAAATATTCAAAGAGAATTAACTAAACTTGAAAGAGAAGGAAGGTCTGGGGTTGTTAGGTAAAATATGAATTATTCACACGCTAACTTTCACGCACAACACATAGCTACTCACGACAACGATTATGTTGATTTGGAAGAAGAATGATTGACAATAAAGATTCAAATATATTAAAAGCTTGTCAATCTGACTTTTCCTGTGGTAATTATTTTTATCATACAAAATATAGGTATTGTGAACAATGTAGAGCAAAGGATTATTGCTAATGGCTAATCAAGTAACAGTAGGTAGAATGAGTTTCACTTCACCTAGAAGTATTAGTATAAGCTCTGTCCAAGATGGTTCAAGAAATTCTGTTGACAGAACAATAAGCATGTCTGGTTCATTCGTTGTTGATTCAATTGATGAAGGTAAATCTTTAAGAGATGAATTAATTTCTATGGGTAACTCTAATTTAACTTTTCCTTTTACTTGGACTGGTGATGAGTTAATTGAGGGTTATTGTAGATTAGGTTCTACTAGTGTAGACAATGCTAAATTAGCAACAGGATTATTTAAATACTCTATTGAGTTGCAAGTTAAAGGTAGAACTTCAGAAATGATATTTGAATCAAATATGACTGGTTCTTTATTAACAAATTCACACAGCATAACTTCAACTACATATGGTGCAATGCATGCTTTACCAGTTAATGCTTTAAACTATTTTCATGCTGAAGCTCCAGTAGATGCAATAAGGGCTTCTAGTGAAGGTAATGTTGCAGTTTATTATGATACTAACTTAAGAAGTAGTGCTGCTCAATGGATTGTAGAGCCAGCAGATTACTACAAAGGTGCAGCAAGAATCAGTATAGACAACACAATTATGACTGGTTACTTAGCAAAAAACCAACCTCAAGGGGTGACACTTTCAAATGGTATAATAAGATTAACCTCTGGCAATCAGTCAAACGAATCAAGATTTACTATAGAGTTTTATGATAACGGAGTCTGGGCTAGTTCCAGAGAGATATCATTTAATACTGGTGCCTCCAAAACAGAATGGAATGTTTGGAAAACAGTACAAATACTTAGAAATGAACCACAGGAATGTGTCGTACGTTTCACTACTTATTCTGACAGTAATGGAGATGGGCGACTTGTAGTAGATGCCACTATTAAACGAGGAGCCCATCACATAGGACTAGTTACTAACCAAGGTCCTACTTCAGATAGAGCTGCAAACTCTAGAATAAATTTGCAAGTGACAAGTAATCACGATACTTTCACAGATGATACTGGGTATATGGTTGAAGATACGGCTGATAGTGATGGACAGAAGTTCATTGTAGGCTCTCCACAAGGATACACAGCAGATGTAGCTGATGGTGAAGACTTAATTTATGTAAGTAACAATCAGTTTAAAACATTTGTTGGTTATGTTTACAATGCAAGTTCTCCTAATACTATTGACACAGCAGATGCAGTAAGAGACCAATACTTGGAAGGAATATACGAAAACGTTAGACTAGTGAGGGCATAATGGCAATTACAGAAAGATTAATGGCACCGGGTAACTTTACTGTAAACTTCAGTCAAGAATTTACACCTACTGCAATAATAGAATCAATAAAAGAATGGGGACATATTGTTGTCACCCCACAAGAAATAGATGTAGACACACTTAACGATAGTGACATACTTAGTTCATCAAGATACACAGGAATAGTTTTAAACAGAACACTTGAAGAAGGTGTTGTAACTGTAGCTGGTCAAGGATTAGAACTCTATCTGGGTGATGGTTCTGGTAAAGGAATGGTCATTGCTGAATCCAATAATATTGGAAAAGTAAGAACATACACAGACGTAACTTTATCAGAAGCATTATTCAACTCTTCAGTTGTAGATGGTAAACCATTTGGAATAATGAGAGATGAAGCTGGAAACTTACAAGCTATACAACAAGGTACAATTAGCGACCCAGCAACTCTTTATACTGGTCAACACTTCGTTGAAACTGCTTTATCTGCATTAAAATTTATATCAGAAATACTCAATACAGAATATAGAGTTAATCCAAATGGAACTATTGACGCTGGTCCTTCATCAAATTTATTCGTAGGAGTAGGAAGTAATGAACCTACTTCAGTAGTTGTTAAAAGTGCTTATGGTGAAGACCCAGAATATGAAGGTGTAACACCAAGTGGTTTAAGAAGTGAGTTCGATGCTACTGATTGGGTTTCTAGAGTTGATTTTACTGGAGAAGTTGGTTATTTCAATATACCTACTGATGTAGCTGGTGAAGCTAATTTATCATCAATACCATATAAAGATTTACACGGAAATGATTTAAAACGTGTTGGTTTAGTACAAGAACCAGAAGCTCCAGAAGAACACTTGAACACTAGAGCACAATCAATGCTAAATGAGCTTGCAAGAGTTAAGAAGATACTTAACCTTGACCTAACTCAGTATGAAGTATCTGGTGATATGAAAGTTGGAGACTTTGTATATGCTTTTGACCCAGATGTAGGTTTTGTTGACACAGACGAAGATGCTGCAGCTGAATCAAGAGATAAATACGAAGTAACTTTTAGAGGTCAAACAATAACACCAGCTAAAGTTCGTGTTACAGGTTTAACTTTCCCAATTATGTCCGGTATGGGTGTTTACTTTAGAGATAAAGATGGAAACTACACAGATTTAACAGAGTATGTACAATTTGAATCTGGTGCTACACAAGTAGAACTAGGAGATGTACTTAGGTCAATAAGAGACGATTTAAGATTTAATGAGTTTTCACTTTCAAGACAAAATGCTGGTGTATTCTCAATCCCAGATTTACCAGCTACACCAACATTACAATCCGGTACATACTTAGACAGTACTGGTGATTCAAAAGGTTTTATTAGAATTACTTTCAATAGACCTCTAAACGAAGATGGTTCACAGATAACAGACGGAAGTCATTACAAAGTTCGTTACAAGAAAACAACTGATAACGAATACTCATATATGAATTTCCCTTATACAAATGCATCAAGTGAATCTTTAATACTTCAAGATTTAACAGTTGGAGTTAGCTACCAAATAGGTGTTGCAACAGTAGACCGTTCTGGATTTAAAAAGATGTCTTCTTATGACGGAAGTGGTGAAGATTTATATACAGATTCAGTTAGTGTAAATGCTAATTTTGCATCTAACGCTGTTATTGAAATAGAGAAAGATGGTCAAGCACCGTCTAAACCTAAACAAGCTCAATCAATAGCTGCTGGTCCATTAAGAGTTCAAGTTACACATTATCTTGGTAAAGATGGTCTTGATGGTGGTGGAAATCCCTTTGGAGACTTTACATTAGAAGGTGACTTAGACCATTTAGATGTACACGCAGTAACACAAAGTGGTAATGTTCAAGATTTTACTGTCGCTGAATCAAATAAAATTGGTGAAGTAAGGGTAACTTCTGGAAACTTATTACAAGCAATACCTGTTGTAGGAACTATGGAGTTAGAAGACTCACAAGATTACTACTTTAGAATAGTAGCCGTTGACAAGTCTGGAAACGCATCAGACCCTTCTGACGGTCAATCAGCTGTAGCTAATTTAATTGAAGAAGCAAACATTGCTGATGCAAACATAACAGAAGCTAAAATCGGAACTGCTGCTATAACAACTGCAAAAATTGCAGACGCAACTATAACAGATGCAAAGATACAAGATTTATCAGCAGATAAAATTACTAGTGGAAGCATTATCGGTGGTGAAATAACTGTTGGTGGAGTAGCTAATACAAGTGGATTTATAAAATCATATAACTACTCAAGTGGTTCTGCTGGTTGGATTATAAATGCTGACGGTAGTGCAGAGTTTGATGCTGCTGTTATCAGAGGAACATTAGATGCATCTCAAATAAATGTAACAAACTTAGATGCTGCAAATATAAGTACTGGAACTTTAAATGTAGACAGACTACCAACTATTACAACTTCAGAAATAAACTTTGACGCAGGAGATATTGGTGGTGCTGATAGTTCAAATATTGTTGCTACTATAAATACTTCATCAGAGGGACTACAAATTAATGCAGCAAAAGTAAATTTAAGTGGGAAGTTAAATGTAACTAATCCTTCTATAACTTCCGGTAATATTGGTGGAATTAGTATTACTGGTTCATATATTGAATCTTCTAATTATGCATCTTCTGGAGGTACTGATGGATTTAGAATAAACTCTGACGGTACAGCAATATTTGAAGATGTTACTGTTAGAGGAAATATCAGTGGAACAATTAATGCAGGTACAACTGCTACTGCACAGCTAACTTTAGGAGCAAATGGTAAAATAAGAACTTCTTCGGGTACTTCATTCATTGAACTCAATTCAACAGATGTAAACACTATTGAATTTAAAAAAAGTGGGGCAACATTCGGAACCATTGATGATGTTGGTGACGGTGTAAGTTCTGGTTTCACTGTTCGTTCCGGTACACAAGAGGCATTAATATTTCAAAGTCCGGGAACTCCGGGAATTGTCTATAGAGGTAATGTACATAATTTTGTTAGTGGTGCAAGTAATAGTTTATCTGGTCAATTACAATTGGGTGGTGACCCCGGTAATGCTTCTGGTCAATTACTTAAAACTAACACAAATAATGTTTATTGGGGTAATGCTTCTTCTGCTGGTGTAAATGCAATTTCTGGTGACGTAAACTTCAACTTTAACTCAAATACTGGTACCGTTATTATGGGTTCAAATCATACACACAGTCAAAACAACTTAGTGTTTACAAATAACAATAGTTTTGTCAATGCTGTAAACCACTCAAACCACAATGTTCATAATCATAACAATACAAACCTAACTAACTTAGGTAATAACAATGTTATTACTACTGGAAATCAAAATACTAATCACAAACACGGTAGCATTGCACATAATGTTAGTTATGGAACTGGAAACTTAGATTCTAACCACATACAGTTTTATCATCCGGGTACTTGGACAGCTAATAATAATGCAACAGCACATCACGGTAATACCTATGCATCTTTTGTACACCAGCATATAAACCCGTTTACTCACGATTCAAGATTATTAAATGTAAATGCAAACACAGTACCGGGTTTGAACGCTGTAGTTAGAATGAACCCAGTAACAGCTAACTTTTCTTCACAATACAAAGAAAGATTACTAGAAGAAGCGTGGGCACTTCCAGAGTTAAATCAAAAAACATATAGGTTAACCCATCAAGACGTAAAGCAGGCACTAGAAGATGACGGTGTAGACACTTCTGATATAGCTATGATTATTGACAATGTTGCTTACGCAAATGATTTAGCACCAGAGTTAGATGACAATATGAAAGGTTTATTTGAAGGAGAAATTGATGCACTATTAATACAGTCAATAAAAGATTTAAATGATAAAATAGCTTTACTAGAAGATAGAATTGCAGAGCTGGAGGCGTAATGACTTATTCATTTTTTGACCCTAATGAAGCTAGTTTAGAATTATACGAAATAAAAATAAAGAATTTAGAAGAACTACACTATATAGAGACTCAAAAAGGATTAGAAGAAAATCACGTCCTTGACCAAATATCTGCAGAATTGGAAAGTATGAAGCAAGCTTACATCGACGCTGGTGGTACATTATGAATGAATTAAATGAAATTTATGATGCTATAAGCGTTTCTACTTTAAAAATACAAAATATGCAAGAATTATTATCAGCTATGGAAGAAGAAGAACAAACAGGTGATAATCTAAATCAAATACAAAATTCTATAACTGCAGAACAAGAAGTCCTTTCTGGTTTAGAAGCCCAAAGGGATGCTTTAGAATGAAGTATTCTTTGGGAGGTAAACAATTTATTGAATTTAAATCTGATGTAAAAGGTATTGAAGATTTTGCACCAGTAAAACCATCTAAATACTACTTGCCAAGGTGGTTTAGAGAAATGGAAGATTTTATACCAACACCACCTAACGAACAAGGACCACCTAATTATTTTGGAAAAATTGGTGATATCGCAAAAAAACATTCTGGTGGGACAGTAAAGAGATGCCCAGCGATTATAGATTTACTTACTGAAGGTTTTATTATTCCTATGTGGTCAGACTTTTTAATACAAAGAAACGATGAATTATTAGAATGGGATAACAAAAACTTTCCTTATGGAATTGAATTTCACGGTAAAGACCAAATAGCTGGTTGGAATTTAAAAAAAACAGACTTTCCAGAAGGAGTTAAATTTACTAATCCTTGGAGAATATATACACCACCGGGTTATTCGGTATTGTTTATGCCACCTATTTACCAATTTGAAAAAAGATTTACAGTATTACCGGGAATAGTAGAAACTGATGCATATCATCATATTAACTTTCCTAGTATCTGGCACACAAAAAAAGACGCTATAATAGAGAGAGGCACACCATTCATCCAAGTGATTCCTTTTAAAAGAGATAACTGGGATTTTGATGTATCACAAATGACACAAACTGACATAGAGAACGATGCGAGGGAAAAGAATGAGCTTATAAGTAAGTTCAAAAATAGTTATAGAAATATCGTAGGACGTTTAAATGGCAGACATAATAAACGAAGGTGATTCCAAGTTAGAAGTAGTTGATTCTTCAACTGATGCTTTAGCAAGAATATACGCAGAACTCAATTCTGAAGAGCGATTTGAGATTACTTCTACTGAAATTGCATTTTATAATCCGAATGACCAGTTGGAAACTGGTGATGCAACTGATGACAATCAAGGTGCTGCTTCTACTTTTAACGGATTTCAAGTAGCACATAGCACAATACACATACAATCTGGTGATGGTGTATCTGTTCCAGAATCAAAC